CAGGGAGTTCTCGATATACCAACCACCAGGACCCTGGAAGGCATGACTCCAAACTTGTGCCCACGGCAGGTCTTCGCCGTCGGGTGCAGGCAGGAAGCGAATCACCGCATAACCGTTACCTGCTTTATCTACCTCAGGTTTCCAAAGGCGATCATCAGCGCCACCTTTAGTTTCAGTCTTGTTAAGCGTCTCTGCCTTAGCGAGCAGATCAGCAAAGTTGGACGATTTGAGGGATGCAAAGGACATTCGTATTCTCCGTATTGTTGGTGTACTTGTTGTATTGAGTACCCTGTAAGGGTAGCATCTTATTTAGGGCGTGTCAAGCCTTTCCATCATGCCTCTGATCTCATCTTTGAGTTTCTCATAGAACTGAGCGTTTACATCAGCAGGATTCATACCCAGCATCCGTGCTGCCTCCTTGATCTGAGCCATGAACGCTCTCGACTCCTCGTCATTGCACAAGGAGAGACGCATGAACATCGTTTGCTGAATGCCAATCAACTCCATCATCTTTTCAAGCTGAACTTTCTTTTGAGAAGCAGTCAGCAATAAACCCATCTTGTTAATTTCAAGATAGAGTTCTTGCATTCTAACTAACTCACCCTGAACAACTTCAGACTCAAAAAATTTGCTCATAGAAATTCTCTCTGAATAATCTTTTTATATTTAATAATATCAGCGGCAAGAAAAGGTTCGTATTTCTTCACCCTATCTTTTAGGGGTTCCCACACCACCGTGTCATCGACCTTCAAATGATCCATGAATCCAAAGATTTGTTGGAAGATAGTAAGGGTTTCCAATGATATTTTACCACCCAAATATGCTTTTACGATAGGTGGGTGAACCGTATCTGGCTTGAACAGGTCATCGAAACGATCGCATATGTTATGCAGGGTAGATACATCCTGCGTAAACAAATACGCAAGAGACTGCATCTTCTTGATGTAATCTGAGTAGTGACGAGATCCTTCTCTGGTGATCTGTCCTACCCACTGACCACCATCAACTACCATATTAGACACAAAGAAATCCCGCAGTTCAGGTTCTTTGAACTTACGAGATAACTTTACGAAAAAGTATTTGTCTTTCCTCCGATCAAATGCTTCAGGTGAAGCTTTTGCAGAGTTTCCATACTTGAAATAATCAAATGTTTTTGAGGTGAAGTGTAGTTTCAAAGAGAGGTACATTTTATAAACTTCAAACCCAGTCACAGCGATAAGAACCCCCTTGATGTCTTCTTCATATAGTTGAGTCGTTGAGCATCATATTTCAACTTCTCTTTAAGTGGTTTGGAAATTAATTTACCAACTGTTTCGATCTCGATATTTCTATCTTCACAAAACTGAACCACTGCTTCAATATAATTGAGATTAGAGTCTTTGACTATATTCTCAATTTCAAGGGAGAACTTGGCAGCTGTCATGAACTTCTGTTCAAAAACATCATCGATTCTACCAGTCCCCATAAGATTCCCTGTATGCGTCGATGTACTCTTTAAGTTTTCGAGTATACTTAAGCTTGTCATAAATTTCAAATACCTGTGCTTCGCCAGTTTCACATGCAATAATCGTTACGAGTTTTTTGACACGTAAACCAGTCAATTCTTGAAACATTATAGCATAAGCACACTCTTGTGCAAAATAATCTTGAATCCAGTCCTCCTTCTTAAATTTAGAAGAAGTCTTGAAGTCAATGATCGCAAGCTCGCCTTTATACTCGGCAATGCAATCTACCCTACCTGCAAGACGAAGCATCTTAGAATATAAAGGTGCTTCAAGTGCATGTATATTTGTAATACTATCTATAAAGGGTTTGATTTGGTAAAAAAGAGACATCGATAACACATCATCTTTATACTTACTAATGTCTTCATTAGAAAGATAAAGTTCTGCGAGTTTGTGCGTCTTATTACCGCGTGTCGATGCACGTTTGGAGATCTTGTTTGCCTCCTCTTCACCGACACGCTTACGCCATTCCATAATGGACTTTTTCTTACTGTGTCCAATAACAGTAGTGACCGAGGGGAATCGCTCGTCACCTACGGTGTAAGTTCTTCCCTTCTCGGTCGTCTCTGCTGAAAGATCACGAAAATTATGTATGTTTAGATGTTTAAAAGCCAAGATTCATTTTGCTGATAAGGTATGATTTAACAAGTCCAGAACGTACAATGTCTTGTACACCGAACTCGATAGAAGCGAACTCCTCCATGTCGTCAATGATCTTCATGAAGTCTAGCACACCATTCTTCTCGTAGGTCTTGATGAGGTCTGTCTGAGCGGCGTCTCCTGCAAAGATCACCTTAGAGTTTACACCAACACGAGTGATAATGGAATCAAGTTCATGAAAGTTTAAGTTTTGGCACTCATCGATGAAGATGATGGCGTTGTCCAAGGTGGTTCCCCGAATGAATGAGGTAGACCAGAAACCAATGGTCTCCTGTGCCTTCAGGTTGCCGTAGAGCATCTCAAAGGAAGGATCATCAGGCATCTTGAACATGTACTTAACCATGTTCTTATAAGGGATTTGATACAGGTTACTCTTGTCATCGTGGTCACCAGGAAGGAAACCAATCTCTCTAGTGGGAACCAAGGAGCGAACGATGTACAGCTTCTCGTATGGTGTCTTCTCATTCAGAATTTCTTTCAGTGCAAGATAAATTGCAATAAAAGATTTACCTGTTCCAGCGCAACCATATAAGAAAAGATTCTTATCCTTATCATACTCTTCAAACACTTTCTCCTGGGTCGGAGTCATCGGTTTGATATCAATTAAATGCTCAGTAGAAATTGGTTTTCTTCTCATTTGTCTAGAGGTCAGACCGACCATTGATGGTTGCTTTTTAGATTTTACAGGCATAGGTTAAATGGAATCGAATTTGGCGTAAGGGTGATGCTTCTTGACATTATTAAGACGGTCTTTGAAACCTTGTGGCAGTTTGTTCTGCCAGTCACCTACTCCACTGACCGCAGAACCGATGCCTGCGTTCCAGTCTTTATCCCAATCGGGATTGTCTTTCCTCCATTGTTCATACTCAGCAAGAGGCATGAAGAGTTCTTGTGTCTCTCCAGTTTTCAAATTCTTTACAGGATAACAAGCCATTAATCAATCCTCAGTGCTGGTTGGATATCATTGCATCCACAATCATCATCAGGACAAGACCATCCGAGTGCTTCAGCGACGGTGGGGAACTTACAAATGAAGATACGTCGGCAAGCCTCAGCAATCTCCATATGTTCTTTCTGGGTTCCGTGAGCGGAACGTAAATCTATATAGTGGATCCATGACCTACATGAACCACTCATATAAATGCGAGTAGGAGTAGCGAGAGGCAAAACAAAACGGGCACACTCTTTAGCAACTCCCTCGCGCAGCAACTCGTTATATAAGTCCATGCCCTCAGCAAAATACTGAGTGATCCTCCCCTGTAGAAAAGCTCTCTTTTCGGTACTGAGATCGTCAATTGAGTTCTGCCTATTTTTTGTATCTTGCCGCCGAAGATCTGGAACGGGAATTTGGTTATCCAATAAGTTAGTGTTGGCATAACGCTGTGAAAACTCTTGAAATGTGAAGCTCCTATGCCTCAAAATCTGAGCCGCGATTCCACGGGTGGTTTCAATTTCTAAAGTCATGAAAGATTGCTCAAATACAGACCAATGTTGGTGCTGCACACAGTATTTAAGCAGTCCTGCGAATGATGGGTTCTCCTGGTTGTTTGGGTTGCTTACTCTGGCGACATACGCCATCGTCTTTTCAGCGTCAGGAGTAAGGGAAACAAGTTTTACGTTCATTGATGGTTATCACTAAGTTTGCTTCTCAATTCACCGAGATGCATAGGAACTTCGTGAACACTACTATTTATAAGTTGGTGTGTTCAAAAAGAGCATCAAAGAGTTGATCGGCAAACTCTTCGATATCATCTGGCTCATCTTTATCGAAAGAAAAGTCGTTTCTCTCTGCCTTGAAGAGTTCATCGACTTGACTTTCAATCTCTTTCTTTAAATCAACCTCGGTTTCCCCATTCGATTGTGGGGAATGCTTCTGCGACGACATTTTGAGTTACTCTATACTTGTCTTGAAGATTTTTGTTACATGCTAGGACGAGAAGCTCTGCCTCATCTTTGTACAGACCCTCTAGGAGTTGGATAAACAACTGCTCACGCCTAAGTTTAGTAATGGAAGCATCTCCTCCCTTAAAGAAGCGATAGAGGTTCCTGTACTCGTGATCTAAACGAGTGTGCTCTGTGCCTGCAGGGGCATCGTTGGGGTTGTAGGGGACCTCTCCTTCAGGCATCAGGCACTCTAGAGACTCATCAAAGTTAATGATGAGAAGTGCCCGAAGACCGTTGTTGTTGTACTCTCGAAGAAGATCAACCTTTTCTTGTTTCGTTTTAGCTGAGGAAACTTTTTGGAGAATCTCAGTCAGCAAAGCATCTTTAGGTAATTTTCTGGGTGCCATTTCAAATCAATAATTTACTACAAAGTCTATCAGTAATCGTCCTCATCGTCAAGTTCATCTTCATCAACAAAGCGAACTGCTAACAGCTCTTCATTGATGTATTGACCATCCTCATCATAAAACTCAGGATGGTTGATGCCACCACTCTTAGCGTAGATGGATGCATCGACCGTTTCCTTGTAAATCCAACCTACAATTCCTCCGATAGCGAGGAACATGACCATTGATACTGACGAAAAGAAAAGAATAACGTTTGTTTCCATTTTACTTCCTACGGTCTATGTTTATCTTAACACGTACCGTCCATTTTAGGAAGTGGAAGGTACGATCAAACCAATCTGGTTCTTCCTCTACCCTCCTGCTTCTAGGAAGCATAACCTCTATACCTTTATTTATTGACAGTTCGTCTCCGTCTTCGCTTACCCTTATCAATCTCATACTTCCATGCATCTTCAAGAATACTATACAGATAATTTCTAGCTTTTCTAGCTTCAGGTTTGGTGAACTCAGGGTAAGCTTCTCTAACATCTGGATGACCACCCTCAAGGTAGAGGTCCAAGTCATCGACAGTTTGGGAAACGTTAGCAGCTGCAGAACTGTTGATGAATTCTGTTACTTGATGTTTGGTGAACTTGTTATTCACTAGGAACTCATACATTTTAAAGTTGTATCGGTGATTGAGAATACAGTCATCAACCACCTGCTCAATCATACCAAACAGCAAGGTCACTTGTTCTTCAAACTTTTCCATCAGATAATTTTATTTTCTTGCAGATATTTAACAGCATCAACGCAACCACCTAACTTGTGATCACCAATGAGTACCTGTGGGAAGGTAGTACCCTCACCAAACTCAGCATAGAACTGTTCCCTGGTAAAGTCATTATCAAGTTCATAAACGACAAAATTTAATTCGGCAAGACTCAAAACCCTTTTAATTTTATCACAGTAAGGGCATCCAGATTTAGAGTAAACAGTAAAGTTCATGCGAGTAAAAACCTCTCTACCAATTAATTTATAAAATTCCTACACGGCAAAAAATTACCGAAATTTTTTTTCCAACTTTTTGGTAATCAAAAAGTCATTTTTGCACAGGGAAGATTGTTTGTCAACATTCTTTGGGATTGTTTCTACAAAAGTTATGCACATATCCATGCACATCTTTCTCCATCTGATAGTGTGCATGAGTATGTGCCAACTGAATCAGCATAAAAGATCCAACGATAATAAGGTTGAACTGAGTGACTGGGTGCTTAAGAATTTTCCACATAAAAA